GTGCCGGCAGCAGGGACATGTATCCCTTACCGAGCACCTTGGATGCGAGAGCGACCGCTGCCGTCTTGTCCTTGGCCTTGGAGTAGTAGTCGGCGAGGTCTCCGAGGACTGCGTTGGCGTCACGGTTCTTGCCAGTGGAGTCCTGCGTGGCGATGCCAGCAGCCTTCAGACCCTTGGAGTGACTCGCGATCTGCGTGTCGATGGTCTTGATGATCCGACCGGCTGCTCCGCCTTCGATGCCGTAGCGAGCGAAGAGAGCTGCGTTCTTGGATGCGACTTCAGCCGACTCTCCGGTCAGACGCTGCATCGTGACGATGGAGCTTCCGTACTCGGCTGCCTTGTCACCGGCCTTGTCCAGAGCGAAGCCGACTGCGGCTCCCGCTGCGACGACGGCTGCGGCTCCGGCTGCTGCGATCGGGCCGATAGATCCGAGAGCCTTGCCGATCACGCCGCCCGACTTCGACGACGAGCCGGCTGCGCTGGTGACAGAGCCTTTGACCTTGTCGAGATCCTTGGACAGCTTCGCCAGGTCAGACTGAACCTTGACGATGAACTTCAGTTCAGCGGACGTTGCCATGAGCGGGCTCCTACTGCTTGGAGTTTTGATCCGCTTCGTGTTGGGCGACCTTGGAGTCGATCAGCCGGAAGTCCCGCATCACGTCAGGGTCTTGGTCGTACAGACCTCCTGAGTGGGGGAGAACACCGAAGCGCTTGAAGTCGAGATACAAAGAGAGCGACCGCATGATCGGGTCGCCCTCTTCGAGTTGGTGCGTGAGGAGTTGGTTGGTCTGACGCTTTAGCTCTTTGTCGTAGTCGGCTCGACTGCCGAACCCTCGAAAGGGCCGCTGTCGTCACCGAAAACCGACGGGTTGAGCTCCTGAACGGCTTCGTAGATCTGGCCTGCGATCGCGGGATCGAGGTTCCCGATCTCTGCCTTGGTGAACGGCAGACCGGGGATGTCCCAACTGACGATCGAGGACTCCAGGTCGATGCGACGGAGCTGACCGAGAGCGATGTTCATCGAGGCGCCTTCGCCTACGAGAGCGACGGACATCGAGTCGGTGCGGAGCTGCAGGTCGCCTTCCGAGAGCTTCTTGATGATCACGGTGGCGGTGTCACCAGAGTCGGGATCGGTGATCGTCACTTCGCGAGTGATGCTGCTGACTGTCCATGCCATGTTCGGTTCTCCTCCGATGATGTTGGTGCAGAAGAAAGGGACTCCCAACGCTCGGGAGCCCCTCTCGTTTCCTCTTGAAGGCTTGGCTAGTAGAGCGTGCCAGCCTGGTCGTTCATGACGGTGACGATGACCAGCTTGCCGGTCGTGGCGTCCGCACACGCGGTGCCCTTGATCTGGATCGAGGTCGCGACGTCCTTGGCGTTGATGTCGAGCGGTGCCTCGGTGTACTGCATGCGCTTGATGTCGATCGTGACCGAGTTGGCGTTGGCTCCTGAGATCACGGCGCCGGTCGCGACGAGCTTGACCGCGACATCGTCAGGGGTTGCAGCCATCGCACGCCGGTAGTGCTCGAGCATCGCTGCCGTGCCGACGATGGTGAACTCGACTTCGACTTCGACGTTGCCGCCCGGGAGATCGACAAGAGCGCTGGAGCCGAGCACCTTGCAGTCGGTTCCGACGTTGTTCTTGATGCTCACGTTGAACTCGGAAACCTTGACCGCTGCCAGGGCCGCTCCGTTGACGCCGATCTGAGCGGCGATCTGGAGAGCGGTGAAGCGTGCCGACGTATCGCGGGTGACAGCAGGAGCCGACTGACCCTGGTCGACGCCAAGGCCGAAGACCGCGGCCTTGAACATCAGGTACTCGTCGACCTTGGCGCTGACCGACAGTTCGTCGGTGACGCAGCCGTAGAACAGATCGACGGCGGCGGGGACGGTGTCGTTGTTGACCTGCATGATCGAGAGAGGACGCAGGGTAGGCGTCACGGTCGGATCGAAGACGTGGGTGTACGCCTTTGGAGTGCCGGTACCGGCGTCAGAGGTCGGAGCTCCAAGAGCCGAGGCCAGGAAGATCGGGAAGGATGCCGGACGTACTGCACCCTCGATCTCACCCTTGGCGTAGCCGGAGCCGTACGCGATAGCAGAAGCCATGCGGCTTCCGTTGGTCTCGTCCATCTTGACGATCGCACGCTCGAGTCCGAGCTTCGCGGTCGACACCTGAGGGAAGAAGGCCATGGTCGTGTTCTTGGTGACGAGGTCGCTCTGCTTGGCGACTCCGATGAAAGACGATGCTCCCATGTTGGATGTGCTCCTTTGGTTTAGGACTCTTCGGTCGTGACGAGGACGTTGAGGGACTTGAACAGGAGCGGAACGGACTGCTTGTCGGTGTCGACGAGGTACTCCGGATCTCCGCCGTCTGTCACATGGACGAACTCGACACTGCCGCCGAGGTTCGGGTCGTGCCTGAACGCCGCGAGCACGTCGACGACGATGGACTCGAGAGCCTCGATCGCCTTCTCCTGATGGGTCGCCGCGATGTAGATGTCGATCCGGAACCGCCACACGTTCGTGGTCAGGCCACCGGTCGAAGAGAAGTCCTGCTCGAAGCCGGCGAAGAACACCGTTGAGACGGGCAGCTTCACGTTCGGTACAGCGATCGGAAGGATCGAGGGGACGTAGCTGAGCCCTTGGACGCCTGAGAGCTTGGAAGCGATCGCTTCCCTGATGGACTTGATGCTCACGGTCGCTACGCTCCCTTCGTCTTAGTCCACTCGGACTGGATCTCGTTGTTGAGCCACGACTCGAAGGTCGGTCGACCTTGGGTGATGGCGGGACGCAGATACGGACGCGCCTTGACGCCGGCGACCTGGTTACCTGTCGAGAAGTACTGACCTCGGCCCCAAACGAGCGCCTTGCCTCGCTTCGGAGCGATCGAGTGTGGCTTGGTGCCGAACTCAACGAGGTGGTAGTGAGCCGACTTCGGCTTGATGCTGACGGCAGTTCCGTTCTCGACGATCTCGGGACGGATCGCGTCTCGGAGTCGACCTCGCCGGACTGGAACCTTGGACTTGGCGTCCCTTGCTGCTCGATCACCGATCTTGGTGAGGGCTCGCAGGACGGCGTTGTTGAAGTCAGGAGCTGGGACGTGGCCTTGAAGGCTGATGTCTACTCGTGTCACGGAGACACCTACATCCTCTTGCGCTTGCGGTACGGCTCAACGAGACCGAGGGCCGCAGACGGGAGGGCATGCGGACGCTCGAAGAAGCCGGTCTGCATGTCGACACCGGCGACGAAGGTTGTCTTGTCACGCTCGAACCAAGCCTTGACCGTGATCCTGCATGCCTGAGCCAGATCTTCTGGGATCTCGTCGTAACCGAAGGTGCCGTCAACGCTGACCGAGCCTTCGTACCGGGAGGGGAGTTCGATCCACCGGATGAAGCCGTTGTTGCCAGGGACGGCAGTCCAGCCCTGGATCGGCGAGCGGTTCGCGTCGTAGACCTCGGTTACCTTGGCGCACTCGTCGACGTAGATGACCTTGTCGTTGAAGAGGTAGAGGTAGCGGGTGCCTTCGACCGTTCCGAGAGTGATGGACGGCGTGCCAGGCAGACCCAGGATGGCCCGACTCGCTGCCTTGATGAGCGTGTAGATCACGTCGTCGGAACTGTCGTCAACGAGGGTGCCGATGTAGTCCTTCGCGTCGCCGATCGAGACGAGTCCGTTCTGTGGGCGATCAACGATGTGGTACTTCGTCTTCGCGACACAGGTCTCACCGGCGATGACGTACTTCCACTCGACGATGAAGCGAGTGCCGACGTCCTCCGTGGTGATCTCGGTATCGTTGAGCTTGAGAGACAGGCCGTCCGTGACCCACTGAGGCTCGTTGGAGAGTGTGAGGGGTTCTCCGGCGCCGTTCTTGACCGCGACAGAGAAGGACTCCGGCTGAGTCAGCACGCCGTTGATCCTGGGAGACAGGCTGACCGTGTTGTCAGCGTTTGCGATCAGAAAGGCCATGGTCTTCTCCTACTGCTTCGGAGTGCGCTTGCGAGGGGAGGGCTTGATCGCCTTCTCGCTTGGGGTGACAGCCGCCGTTTCAACGGCTGGAGTGGTCTTCTTTGGGGTGCCGGTCGCGACGACTTCAGCGATGCCGACAGAGGTGAGGCGCTGTGCCTCGGACTCGTCCTTCCAGTCGACGACATCACCGACGAGGTACGAGTAGTCAGGGCCGCTGATCGCGGTCAGGAACTTGATCTTCATGTGGGTCTCCTCCGAGTAGTGAAAGGAGGGACTCCGAAGAGTCCCTCCCGTCACGATCAGTTCAGGTGGTACTAGGCGTGGCAAGCCACGATCACGAACGCGCTCGGGTTGTAGACACGACCGTCGGTGCGCTTGGAAGCCGCAGCGTCGACGCCGTAGTCCTTCTCGAGACGCTTGACCGCGAGGGACTTGGTGCGGTCAGCCACGACATAGCCGGCGTTGAAGTTGCCGAAGGCGATGGCCTTCTTGCCAGCGCCGAGTCCATCGACGTACTCGCTGTCGAAGACCGGGTAGCCGAGCAGCTTGCCAGGCTCGCCATTGATCGGGTCGATGAAGATCGGACGACCGTTGCCGTCGACGAGGGACTGAACAGCGGCGAGCGTGTCGGAGTGCATGACCCAGACGGCACCCTTGCGGTACTTACGGGCGAGCTTGTTCACGGTCTGAACGAGCTCGGCGTAGGTGACAGCACCGGTCGCGGCGAGCGTCTTGCTCGCAGTCAGGGCGAAGATGCCCTCCGGCTCGGTCGTACCGTCACCGACGAGGAAGTGCTCCTATTCGGCGTTACCGAAGGACTCGCCCATGTTCTTGGCGAGGATGCCTTCGACGTCGAAGGCCGAGTCAGCCATGAGCTCCTCGGTCAGCTCCTCCTTATAGGTGTACTTGAAGCTCGACAGCTCGACGGGCGTGATCGTGGTGGTGCCAGCGCCGTACGCCTGACCCTCAGCCTTGATCGTTGCCTTGCCGGCGGCGCCACGGAAGGGAACCTTGCCCTCCGAGCTGATACCGATGACGAGTGCCAGGCCACGGACGAAGTTCGCGTCGGCAGCAGCCTCCAGGACGGTGTTGTGCAGGTACTCGGGAACGAGTGCGCCAGCGGACGAAACGCTGAGGGCACGAGCTTCGCCGGTCTGCAGGTACGAACGGATCTCGTGATCCACGGTGGTCTCCTTTGTAGAGGTAGTCTCGTGAGAGATGACGGTTCCGAGGGTCTCGGCGACGTCTGGGGTGCGGACTTCCGGCTCTGCGGCACGAGCCTCGGAGGCGGTTGCGCCTTCGGTCTCGAAGTCGGGTGCCTGGATCTCAGACAGCTCGACCTTGCGTGCCTCGAGCACGGTGATCCTTGACTGTTCGTCCTCGGTCAGAGAGCGGTTCTCGTCGAGCGCAAGGCTGACGATCGAGCGCATCTCAGTGAGGACATCCGTGATGGTGTCCATCTAGTTCTCCTTGGTCAGGGACTCGAGCTCCGTGTCGATGGCCTGCAGCATCGAAGTGAGACGCGCCTGCGACTCGTTCGGCTCCTGCTCGTCTTCACGGGTCTCCGTGGAAACGACTGGCTGTTCGGGCTCTGTTGAACGGACGACGGGCTCGATCCCGACGCTCTCTGCGTCCGTCAGGGGCTTTCCGTCACGCGACTCGGCGTAGGCCGTTACCAGGTCACGGGCGAAACACGAGGTGTCCGGATACGCCGGATACGTCACGACTGACACGTCGAAGAGCTGACCAACGGTGTTGATCTCGCGGCGGAGCGTGTTGCCGTCCTCGAACCACCGGTCTCCGCCAGGAGCGACGGTGAAGGCGAACGAGCACTGGTGCACGTCGCCACGGCGGATCTTGGACAGGACACGCTCGGTGTCAGGGTCGGTCGTGTCGAGCTGGGCCTCGAAGTACAGGCCACGCTCGTCGTTTCGGAGCTGGAGAGTCCCCGACGTGGTGCGTGCCAGGACGAAGTCCGCGTTGTGGTTGAAGAGAGCGACGACATCGTCTGAGGTGCGTCCCTCGAAGGCGCCGGTCTTCATGGTCTCGATGAAGCCGAGATCGGAAGAGTCGGTTTCGTAGACGGATGCGTAGCCACCGATGAGCGGAGCGCCGTCGTCTGCGGAGCGGAGTTCGACGTTGAAGAAGCGTGTTTCGTGAGTGGCGGTTGCCATGGCTAGTTGTCCTCTGGCTCGACGGAGCACGTGCAACCCTTGTGAAGCGGTGGGTGTGCTCGGTCTCCGGATACGGTGATGTCGTCTGCGCCGTCGGCGGAAAGCATCTGACCGGCAGAAGCGAAGTTCTCTTCGATGCCGACGACCATGCCGTCCATCTCTTGGCAGATAGGGCATGCGTCAGGGTCAGCAGACCAACGGATACGGGTGATGCCGGCGATGGCGTAGATGGCGAGTGCTGCAGCCGAGGCAAGGCCGATGACTTCGCTGGCGCTGATCTTGTCGGCTCGCTTCTCGTCCCACTCGTCCATGCGATCAGTGACGTCGGTCGCAGGATCGTCGGACGTGTCGAGGATCGACTGGATCTGACCGCGTGTTGAAGCCGCGTGCCTCGTGACTTCGGTGGTCACGCACTTGTCGATCAGGGTCGTGAGCTGCTCGTCTGTGACGTCCGTCTTCACTTCGCCGGCAGCGATCCCAGCTTGGTGACGGATGTAGAGGTCGTAGACAGGGTTCAGCGTTGAGCGCATCCAGGTCGGAGACTCTCCGATGAAGGCGTCAAGCCAAGAGCGGAAGCCGTCGACGTCGTCGTTGTCGAGGTACTTCTTGGCGGCCCTCTTGATGTCAGACACTTCGCGGCGAACAACTCGC